TAAATAAACGTATATAACAATAGTGTTATATAGAAAAAGAGGGCGCATAAAGCGCCCTTTTTTTATGCCTTCTTCCGATAATTATTTACATCAAAGACTTCTGCTTTTTTCTCTTTGAAATGGGTGCGATCCGCACCAGTGTCTATCTTCTTTACATAAACGCTATCTGTTATTTTAATGCTGCTATGCCCCATTTGATCGGTGGTATAACGTTCATCAAAGTTCATGCGTGTGATAGAGGCAAAGTAATTACGCATGGCTTTCCAAGTAATTCTTGGCACACCAGCTTTTTGTATTGCCTTCTCTATTTCACGTTGCATCTTACTGTGGCTACACCAAGGGTTTATCGCCCCCCCATTTTTGCTAGGCCATATGTAACAATCATCTTTTGTCATGCTTGGATCACAGGATAGCTTATACTTTTTAAGCTCCAGCAAGAGCACAGGATCAATGTCCAGCCCCCTATTGCCAGCCTCAGTCTTAGGCTCCGGCTTTACATATTCTACTGTGCCTTCTGTCATGTCTTTAAGGGCTATTGTTTTGTTGACGACACATAACTCATCGTCAAAGTTAATATCGCCCCATTGTAGCGCCCTCTGCTCTCCCTGACGCACCCCCATTCTTGCAGCAAACATCAGAGCTAATGACCATTCAGGATCAGCCGCATCAATGATTTTCTGAATATTTTCTGGATGAATATGATCGCCTGTAATCTTTGGCTTGCTTTCTTTCTGCCCAATAATATCCTGGGAAACATGTATATTTCTACATGGGTTACTTTCCCTGCACTCAATAGTAACAGCACGATCAAGCATAATACTAAAATAGCGAAAATAACTTCTTGCTGTTTTGCTTGTGCGATTATGTGTAAGGCTTGGGAAAATCTGCGTGATAAGATGAGAGGCTTTTAAATCTTTTACAAGCACATCACGCAATGGCTTGTATAGGCTCCTCTTATTAAGCGACACGGCTGGTATGTCTAAGATGGCATTGATAGCTCTTAATACATTTCGCCTATCTTTTTTTACAACAGGCTCATAGTGATTGTATAAATCGCCAAATGTGTATTCGTCTGTCTCCACGAATACTCTGCTTTGTTGCGATTCTAATCTTTGCTTTTCAGCTAAAGCTTCTTCTAATGTATTAAATGGCGGCCTTTTTCTTACACCATATTGATTGAGGTAATCTAACCGATAAAGTCCTTTGTATTTACCTAATTTTACTTTAACTATTTTTACATCCATTTTCTTCTCCGCTGTTAAATTGACGTAAGACGACAAATATACATAGCGTAAGAAGTAATATCAAGCCTTAATTGCCTGCGACCAAAAGGGGTTTTTTAATTAAATTCCAAAATTTTGGAACCCAAAATGGAATTTTAGCCCCCTAAAATCACCTAACCTATTGATATAATTGAATAAGTTTGGTAGGCGAGGCAGGACTCGAACCTGCGACTATAGCTATGTAAAGCTATAGTATGCCACATTATTCAATAAAACAAGATACATGGAGTTATGCTAGGACAGTAGGGCTATGTAAAGTTATGCAAAGATGGAACCCAAATGCCTGCGACCAAACGGATTCCAAGGTGGGGGATCACACCGCAATCTCAAAATGTGGCCCATCTATAAACGGCCTACGGCCTTGTGATCTTCGCAAATCAATATACTCGTTCATCAAATCCTCACAGGTGCCATGATGGTCTGTAAGGTTCTTGTGCCACCCTGCCCCCCATTTGAGAGGGCATCCTATTGCTTTCGCCGCTTTTTTCATGGCATCAGCTATGTCATCATACACGCCAATTTCCCAAACCACATCACCATTTATATAGGCTACGCAGTCAACGGCATGTCCTGTAAGGTGCTTACTCTTTTCGGTCTGCGATCTTTTTTGGGCTACAAGCTCCTTTTGACGAGCCAAACTTCTAAGCCCTTCCGTAATTCCAAAGTCCACTGTCGTATGGATGAGGGCATCGTGGCAAACACGCACCAACATAGGGTTTACACCTTCAAGCTTTTGCAAACTTCTTTTCCCAAATTTAAATGCCATTTATCATTAACCTTTCTTATTTTTTGAGATTGCCCTGGACCCAAACCAAAAACTCATTACGGCTGCAAACAAACCTTGCGTTTCTGGGGTCCACATTAATTCAACAGCAGTTTTCCAATCACCACCGGTTTCTAATACTTTAATAATGATTACGACTTCCGTGGCTAAGAAGGCCAGGAAAAAGAAATAAGTAATAAGAGGCCGGACAGATGCCCTAAGACTGTTAATAAATCGGCCCCCATCAAGTGTTCTATCATGGAGATACAGCCCCCTTGTTTCTTCAATATCTGCTTTGAAATCCAGCGATTTTAATTCTAGTTCTGACTGAACTTTTAATAATTCAATCTTGTGTTTGTGGTCTTGCTTGTCTTTTAAAAAATCTAAAACTTTGGGAAGAAAGCTGCTTCCAAACCCCAGAGCCGACCCTATCAGTGAGCTAATCATTCTGCACCTTTGTTGTTTCTTTTTGCTAGTTGATTAAAACCTATGAATGAGCCAATCACGCCCATATTACTCAACACCCAAATTTCGGCTATTCCTGAGAGGTGTGAAATTCTATCGACAGGCACTAATGGTGTCATCAGCACTACAATAAATAGCGTTACAGTAACCGCAGAAAACCAAACGAGATGCCTTTGTTGATCTTCCTTCTTGTCTCTATTTTCCAAAAGAACCATCCGTTCACGAACTTCTAGCTCCTTGTCGGAAACAACGCCATCGCCATTGGTGTCGGCCTTTGCCCAGGCTGATCCTTTTTCTAATTGTTTCTGTGCCATTGAATTACCTCAATAATAACCAGGGTGGGGGAAAATAGATGCACCAAAGATATGAAAGGAAAATGCTGATGATAAGTAATAGTGTTTCAACTTGCATCCTGTTGCTTCTTTAGCCACCAAACAAAAAAGATAAAACCAACTACCGTGCAGAGGAGAATAAAAACAAAAACACCTTCTATAATTTGTTGCTTTAATTTTTGCCGTGCATAAATTTTTTCGGTTCGTTCTTTGCGAATATCCGCTTCCATTTTGAGCAAATCGTCCCAGGCTTTGGGGCCATATTTAAAGCGAATAAAGTTTTGAAGCTCATATCTTTGAGCCTCCAAAGTTTTTCTCCCAATGACTGCTTGGGTAGCTGTCGCTTCAATGCTGTCTCCGCTTAGAAATTTTTTATAGAAGGGTGGGTTTTTTGTCGATTTAATTGCGTTATCAATATCGCTAGAAGCTTTCATCCAGCGTGACAAATCTGACCCCATTGTTTCAAGTTCACGAGCAGCAGAAAATCCTTGTTTTAAATTATTGAAAGCAGCCGTAGCTGTGCCAAGAACAGCAGAAATAGTCACAGGATCGAACATGGGATTTAGGTTCTAAAAACCAAGCTAATAAGCAAAAGGATTGTACTGCCGGACGCAGTGAGAAGGATCATTTCCAGGCGTTTTAATGCCCTCGTTAATGTTTCAAGGCGTTGATCGTTCACTGCTTTATACATTTCAAAATCACTCCTCAAACGCCTAATGTCATCGATTTCTGTCACTTCTGCCAAGGCTTTCCACTGGCTGTTACTGGTGCTTTGCTAGTGGCTATCTGTGCAGCCACACTGTCCTCTATTTCCTTCACCCTGTCAGCCCCCATAAGAGCCTTACACCAAGCGATGCAATTAGCTTCTGTCACATCATTATAGGGAATAAAATTTCCTGCTGGTTCGGGTATGCCTATCGAGCTATAGCATCTCCCACGATGCACGACACCATCGACTGTTTCTTGATCGGTGCATTGCCAGTGCAAACAATGAATTTGATTGTCACCTTTTGAACCCTTGAGGGTTCGTTCTGTATCTATTATTGTCCATGTCACTGCCATTTTATGATCCTTCCAATGCTGTTACTTTAGCTTCAAGTGTTTCTATTCTCGTCATGGCTTCTTGGAGAGCTTTAATTGCTTTCATATATAGAACCGAATAGCTTACTTGTTTTACGTTTTCTTTTATTTCTTTAACATCACCAACTTCTTTTCCATCTGGAATAGTGTCTCCATCTTCATACAAAGTTCCAAACTCTGAACTATGTTTTATATCACTAGCCGTAGGTGGACTTTCTTTAATAAGTTTAGGACTTACTGTTTCTAGCTCTTGTGCAATAACACCAATTTGTGACCACGCTTTATCACCGTATTGGTCAACATCATCTTTCTTTTTGTAGTTCCTTACCCTAACAGCTTTTATGTCATCCCATTGTGAATTAGCATCTACAATGTCTTGTTTAATTCTTTCATCAGAAGTAGACCCATAAGAATTATCGTGATTAACAACGTCACCATCAGAATAAATAATTAGTCTTGAGGTAGAACTATCAGAACAATGTAAAAAAGTATTTGTATTATTGTCTGGTGCAGCCCCACTGAATTGATTAAATTGACAATAAGGACTAGAACCATGAGAATTTTTTACGACTAACCCATAATCAATATTAGTCATTGTAGTAGTAATTTTCCCAGTGCTTGACACCAAAATAATGTCAGCTAGACCACCTGTAGAAATTTTAATTTCCCCGTCAGATTCTTGATTAGTGATATAGAGGTCATCATCTTGCCACTGACCAATAAAAGAACCATTCCCTGCGGCATGACCAGACTCAGCATTTGTTAAATGGATTTGTGAACCACCCCCAGAAGAACCCTGTCTAATATGCAAAGATGCCGTATCGTAACCTGAATAGGTGGACACAGGATCGCCACCAATCCCAACATTTTGATTAACAATGACCCTATTACTGCCTTGTGTAGCCAACACCAGCTTTTCACCAAGTGTCCCGTGACCATACCAAATTTGCCCTGCGTATTCTCCAGCCCCACCTTCCTGATCGCTAAAATTAATAGACCCATACAGGTCTGAGCTACCACCTGTTCCGCTACGAATTGTCAGGCCACTGTGCGAGGCATCAGCAATGGTCAATCTGTCTGCCCCTTCTAGGGCTCTACCTGTTGTAGCTGTACCCAGAAGTACACAGCCTGAACTATCAATCCTCATGCGTTCAGTTGGAGAAGCTGCACCATCGGCTGTTGTTGAAAAAGTTAATCTTGCAGGTAAATCATCTTCTCCTGGTGTTCCGTCTACATAGGCTGCTATAGTCGCTCCATAAGTATCTAAGTTTGTTCCATCATCACCAATAAATATTATAGAACCTAAACCATCATCATCATTTACTATTGTATATGAACCAACAGATGTGTTTCTACTCTTAGCTAAAATAAGATTAGAACCATACGCATTAGCTTCTCTTCTAACACACGCTATGGTAGAGTTAGAACCAGTTCCTATAACTTGAAGAGGGGGTGTTGCTCCTGATAATGTTGTGTCTGCTGCACCTCCACTTCCAATAACCACAGTTCCACCAGATGTTACTTTCATGCGTTCATTTGAGCCACCAGTTTGAACGACAAAATCAACACTCGCTTGAGTATTAACTACAAAATCTGTATTGGTTGCGTCATACCAGATTGCACCCTTTTGAGAATCATTTGATGACCAAGTAGCTTGAGTAAATCGTTCAGAACCATTGTTTAATTTTAATTGATTTCCATTAGCACCTAGTATTTCAATTTTATGGTCAGGATCTGAAACTCCAATACCAACATTTTGAGAACTATCTACAGTCAAAGCAGTAGCACCTGTCGTTATAGTAAAAGTATCGGCAGAAGGAAAACCAATAAAAGTGTCGCTATCTCCTGTGTGTTCTAGATAACGAGGCATTATTATATCACCATTAAATGTAGCTCTACCTGCATTCTCCATATCCAGTGTAAGGGCAGTAATATTTGCACCACCATCTGCCCCTGCAAATTTCATGTCTTTGTTGTTTTCGCTAGAAGATATTATAAAGTCCCCAGAAGAACGAGTGAATTTACCAAACTGCGTTCCACCATCTTTAAGCCTAATATCGCCACCATCGGCATCAAGAGTAATGTCTCCGGCCGCATCAAGGATTAAGTCCCCATCATCACTAGGAGTAGGAGTAGCAGCGATAGTATTAGCTGATCCATTAAAAGTAATTGTCGAACCATTAATGTCTGTATCATCGACATCTAATTGACCACCCGTAATTGTTCCGGTAGTTGTGATGGTGCTTGAGCCATTATTAATGTTGCCAAAGCCAGAAGTGATTGAGCCAGAGTTCAACGCCCCAACCGTTGCTATTGATGCATGACCAGCCACAGGCGATAAAACGGAAGATATTGCCGTGCCACCTATAGTAATAGCGTCTGCTTCTAATGTGCCATCTATATCAGCATCACCGCTAATGTCTAAACTTGTAGCATCCACCTCGCCAGCAACCGTTAGCACGCCACTAGCCACAGTCAGTAAGTCTGTATCTCCTGTGTGACCAATCGTAGACCCATTAATAATAACATTGTCCACCGTTAGTGTTGTTAATGTTCCTAAAGACGTAATATTCCCTTGTGCTGCCGTTTGAAGCGTACCTGTGATATTCCCAAAGATCGCATTGCCTGTCGTTCCACTGAATACCTCACTGCTATTGGTAGCAGCCGTGAACACAGTAAACGCACTAGCACTATCATCATAGCCGAAAAAGCCTACTCTTGATGATGATCCATCATGGTATCTAAACTCAATGCCCCGATCCTTGTTATCGTCAGAGCCTGGCGCAGTGTCACCACCTAGAGTAAAGATTGGATCGTCAATGGTCACAGTTGTGGAATTGGTAGTCTGAGTTGTACCATTAACAACCAAGTTTCCTGTCACGTTAAGATTATCATTAATGGTAGTTTCTGACGTAGAGTGTCCTATAGAGACAGGAACACCACTTGTAGCTGTACCAATGGTAATGCCATTGCTGGTATTGCTATTATCAATGTTTAATGTGCTTGTGCTATCCAGGCTAATATTAGAGCCATCAACAACCAATGTGCCATCAATATCGGTATTATCTAAATTAGTCGTACCAGCAATATCGGCATTGCCAGAAATATCTAATGATCCAGCATCTAATTCGCCTGTAAGAGTTATGTTTCTTGCACCAGAAAAGTCTTTATTTGTATCAACCGTCACAACCTTACTTGCTGCGACTGTTCCAGCCGTAACACCATCAATGGCTTCTAGGTCATTTTCATTAATATCAGCAGAGCCGATAATAAATCCTGTCGCTGTCACTGTGCTTGCAAATGTTGCAGCACCAGTATTCGTCATATACAATCTTGGGTTTCCATCACCATCAGAAAGGACAATATAGTTGTCAGAAGTTCTGATGTCCAAACCACCCTCGTTGCCATCAAACCGACCTACAATTGTATTTTTATCCCCTGACGAAATGTAATAACCAGAATTTGCTCCCAAGAACGTATTGAATGTACCACTATCTAAACTGTAACCAGAACGGCTACCAAGCGCAGTGTTGTTTGGGGCAGAACTAACAGCGGATGATTCACTACTTGATAAATTTAAACTGTATAAACTTTCATAACCAATAGCTGTATTAAAATTGGTAAGTTGATCTGAATACAAAGCGTATACACCAACGGCTGTGTTGCTAGACCCACTTACTAAAGAACTGCCAGACAAGCCCCCAATCAAAGTATTCGAATCCCCTGTTGTAACATCCTCTCCAGCCCTTGCTCCCACAGCGGTACTAAAAACATTATTGTCTGAGCTTCCTTGGATCTGTGCCGACAACGCTTTATGACCAATAGCTACAGTCATATTTGTATTGGTTTCAGTTTTTAATGCCTGATCTCCAATCGCCACATTATAATCACCAGTTGTTATTGCCGTGCCAGCATCATGGCCTATATAAACGCCGTAGTTCCCACCACTAGCAATGCTGTCACCAGCGTTCTGACCAGCAACAAAATTATCTGTGCCATTCGTTGTAGACAACAAAGTGCCTGTTGTGACTGAACCAGTAATAATGCTTCCTGAGAAATCAGTAATAGCAGTGTATTTAGCTGCATTGGCATTGGTCGTTAGGGGCTGCGCACCAGAGCTAGTGTGAGCCGTATTAACTATATAATGGTCGGATGTACTGGTGTCCTTAACTATATCTCTTTCCACATAGACCGTGCTTGCAGCCCAATTGCCCTTCAGCGTACCGATTTCCTGGGTAGCTATGGGAACGCCGGTACTGTCAAAACTTAAAAGCTTATTTGCCCTGGATGTGGTATTTTCTTCTATTTCAGAATAACTGCTTGCGATTGAAGATCCAGAGCTATCAAGGGTATTGGAACGGCTGAATTTAAAGCTGCGATCAACAGCTTCCTGCACATCCTGCACCATGAAGGTTAGCTTATCCAAACTCTCCTCAAATGACTCTGCTGGAAAAGGATCGTTAGCGACAAGATCCAAGCCTTGTGTTTGTGGCTGTGCTCTACGCAATATTACCTTTTCGTTATTCGCTGGACGATAATCTGTTGTAGAATAATGGGCATCAGAGCTAGTGCCAGTATTGTATTTAAACAGCACATTCCCACCATTAGCATTGTCGACACTGCTATCAGCTATAATATAATGGCTATTCAGGGTTTTAACCGTTTCCACCCCTGCTGTAGATCGAACAATAACTTGAAGATCCGCCGCCGCAAATATCTTAAACGTGAAGGCAAAGCTATGCGCTGTGCCATTCGCACTTAGAATCACAGAGTTTGTTGATGATGATACTGTCATGCTATCTTCCTATTATGTTTTCAAATTGCGGTGATCGGTCTGGTGTCATCTGCCCTTTTCTCCACCAGAAAGATTGATCGTAATCTTTTAGCCTTTTATTCATTTGTCTGCGAAATTTCTTATCAGCCTTGGGATCAGTTAATCTTTGCAGTTGATCCATAACCAATCTTTCCAATGCAAGCCTCCCATACCAAAGGGATGAACCCGGCGTGTATTTAGATAACATCCCTACAATCTCACTTGAAAATTGTGTATCTTCGCCTTTCACTAATTCCTGTATATTCCCTATTGTTAGCTTTCCTAAATCATTAGCTAATCCACCCATAGGGCCGCTAAATGTAGTCCAAATACCTTGCCCATATCTATTTTGATCGGCAAAAATAAAATCTCCAAAGATTCCCCATCCGCCACCTTGAGCCATAGCTGCTGCTACAAATTTTCCATCTACAGGTCTTGGATCACGCCCTCTAGCTAAATCTTTCATTTGCAAGGCAACACCGCCTAATATAGTAGAAGCCACAGCAAAGTTTGTGAAATATGATAATTTATTCTTGAAACCTGTTTGCGTAATCATTCGCATAATATGCGTGTTAATAACAGTTACGCCAAAGTTCTTATACATTAACACAGAACGCATTAATTCGCCTTCTACTGTGCCAGCTTTCGTTCCACCTGTAAAAAAAGCTTTTCCTTTTGTAGAAGATGAAGGTACAGCAAAATTAGTCTCATTATTAATCATGCCAAGGATTTTATTAGAAAGCCTGTCTTTTTGCCTGTCAGTTAAATCCGTTCTTTTTCTTAGATTTTCAATGCTAAAAAAATCAGCGCCAGATTCTTCATCTACCCATTTTTCTGTTTTTCTAATTATATCCCATGTCTTACTGTCAAAACCATATTCGTTTAATTTTTCAAATAAATAAAAATTATAATCTTTTAAATCTTTTAAAGAAACATTCCTAGCATCTACCATTTTTCCCAAAAATTCCTGACCAAACGCCCATCTGTTTGCCTGTGTCCAAGGAGATAATAATGATGCTCTCATTACAACATCTGATAATCTGCGACTCCATTCTGGCCCTGTCATTTCACCAACCATACGCATTTGATGACTTGCCAATGCTGTCCAGCCTTCAGCAATTAATCCTAATCGTATCGCAACTTTTCCTCTTTCTTCTAGTTTTAAAGGATTCATAAATTTAACAACATCACTCAATGTATTCCATTGCGATAATCCAGCCATTTTCCTTGTTACACGGCTACTGTTTAAATCAGTAATCGCAGAAATAAATGCACCACCTAACTGCGCTGAAGTAAGAAAATTTCTTAAAGCAGCAAACCAATTCCCTACAACGCTATCAACAGGAGAATTAGCATCCCCTGATAAATGCGAATAATAATCAGATATTCTTTTTTGAGCTTTGTTTGATTTATTAATAAGTCTTTGTTTTGCTTTGCCAGTTAACTCTGATGTTTCAGCTTCTTTCTTTATTGTCATTTGCATATATTTTAAAGTTGCATTTGGATTTGGCCCAAGCCTTTCCATAATGCCAATATCTCTTGACATGCTTTGAACATGACTAAGAAAAACATCAAATGGATTCCCTTCGCCAAATTCATCATTATACTTCATAAAAGCATCTGAATTTTTAAAAGCTAAAAAACGATGATCGGCTCGTTTGTTTGCCATTGATTTTGCAAAGCCACTTTTGCCAGGATCAACTTTATTATAGCCATTTTGTGTTATGCTTTTATAAACATCTTTCATTGCATCATCAAAATCTTTAATTTGGCGTGTGCTTTTTATAGATACAAGATTATTCCCACTAATAGATTTAGTAACAATTTTAAACGGCTCATTCGTTCTAGGGTTAATCATCTTAGAAGGATCAATTAAATCCTTTATAGTCGCAAACCATTGGTCAAATCCTTTATTAGCAACAGCAATTGCATTATGCGTTACAGGAAAATAGTTTTCGATCTTGCCAATAGCCCCACCAGCACGATTAAATCTCCCTCTAAGATACTCAAATGTATCACGCATAGACTTGCCAATTTCTACTACTTCATCAGAATAATTGCCCTCTTTCCCTAAAACATATAAAACGCTTTGATTTAATTCTTCCTGATTACGAACCTTTGTAAAAACATTACGCTTAAATTTACCTAGAAATTCACTAATTCTACTGTTTGCATCATACTCTACAGACTTAATCATACCACCTACTGTTGTATGCTTTGTTGCCTGGTCATGGGTTAGT